CACAAAGGACTCCCGGCTGCGAACCCCCCAAAAAATCAAAAAGAAAAGTTTTAGCTGGTTAAATCTTGCTAAATCTTGCTAAATCTTGCTAAATCTTGCTAAATCTTGCTAAATCTTGCTAAATCTTAATTATAGGGCTATATGCTCATATTTTGGCTTGTAAGAGCAGAGTTATCTAAGTTGGTAAACTTCTAAGCATAAGTAGATTGCTGTTCTTAGAAACGATTATATAAGCTTTAAACGATATAAACACATTTAAAAGAAAGGACAATATGCAAACACAAAACGGTGGCAGACCCACAATTTTACCTAAGATGTATGAAGAACCGCTATTTAGTCAAATCATTGATAAAATTGAATCAGGCTGTAATGACAGAGAAATCTACACCAGTTTGCATTGTTCGGCTAAAACTTTTAGAAAGTGGCGAGATGACAATATAAAGGCGTATGACGAAGCTAAAAGCATTGCTAGGGGAAATCTATTAGAACTAGCTGAAAGTGCCTTAGCGAGCAAACTGACAGTCAGAACGCTAAAGGAAACAGAAACGATCTATGACGCTGACGGAAACGTTGAAAAAGTAAAGGTTAAAGAAAAAGAGCTGGATAAAGATAGCTTGGTAGCAATGATGGTTGCTAAGGCTGGTAACCCTGAACTTTATAACCCTACTGAATGGCGGAGATTGCAACAGGAAGAATCAAGCGCTCATGACCTTAAAGCTAAGATTGAAGAACTTGATGACTATAAGCTAAGTAAGTACGAAACGCCAAAAATTGAAGTGCCGAAAGGGTTTGAATAAATGTATTATTTAAATAAAATGTTGGAATACAACAAAGAAAACGGCATTATTATTAATAAGTACATTCGCAAGACTATTCAGAAGCAAATACGTATTCACAACAAGTATATCTATCGCTATGACCGTGTTACACAAGCTATTGAATGGATACAAGACAACTTCTATTTGACTACTGGTAACCTGATGAAAATCAAGCTACTACCTCCACAGCGTTGGTGGTATGAGTTAATGCTTGGGTATGATATGGTCGATGAAAAAGGCGTTCAAGTAAATTTAGTCAATGAAATTTTCCTTAATTTAGGACGTGGTTCTGGCAAGTCAAGTTTAATGGCAACGCGCGTGCTTAACTGGATGATTTTAGGCGGACAATATGGCGGAGAGAGCTTAGTTATTGCATATGATAATACACAGGCTAGACACGTATTTGACCAAGTTCGGAATCAAACGGAAGCAAGCGATACATTAAGAGTGTACAATGAAAACAAGATTTTCAAGAGTACAAAACAAGGTCTAGAATTTACTTCTTTTAAAACAACTTTTAAAAAGCAAACAAATGATACTTTACGAGCGCAAGGTGGTAACAGTTCCCTTAATATATTTGATGAAGTTCATACCTATGGCGAAGATATAACAGAATCAGTCAACAAAGGTTCACGTCAAAAACAAGATAACTGGCAAAGTATTTACATCACTTCTGGCGGACTTAAACGCGACGGACTATATGATAAACTTGTTGAACGCTTCAAATCAGAAGAAGAATTTTACAATGATAGATCGTTCGGCTTGCTTTACATGCTAGAAAATCATGAGCAGGTCAAAGATAAAAAGAATTGGACTATGGCTTTACCGCTTATTGGTAATGTCCCTAAGTGGTCAGGAGTTATTGAGGAGTACGAACTTGCACAAGGAGACCCAGCGTTACAGAATAAGTTCTTAGCGTTTAATATGGGCTTGCCTATGCAGGATACAGCTTACTACTTCACTCCACAAGATACTAAACTAACAGAATTTAATTTATCTGTATTTAATAAAAATAGAACTTATGTCGGAATTGACTTATCCTTAATTGGCGATTTAACCGCTGTATCGTTCGTTTGTGAGTTAGAGGGTAAAACTTACAGTCATACACTTACTTTCTCTGTACGGTCGCAATATGAGCAACTAGACACAGAACAGCAAGAACTATGGACTGAATTTGTTGACAGAGGCGAATTAATCTTACTTGATACGGAATACATTAATGTAAATGACTTAATACCATATATTAACGACTTTAGAAGTAAGACAGGGTGCAGACTTAGAAAAATCGGATATGACCCAGCACGCTACGAAATTTTAAAAGGGTTGATCGAGCGTTATTTCTTCGATAAAGACGGAGATAACCAAAGAGCAATTCGACAAGGTTTCTCAATGAATGATTATATCAAGCTGTTAAAATCTAAGTTAGTAGAAAATAAACTTATCCATAATCAAAAAGTCATGCAGTGGGCTTTAAATAATACTGCTGTTAAAATCGGACAAAGTGGGGACTATATGTATACTAAAAAACTTGAAAAAGATAAAATTGACCCTACTGTTGCTTTGACAATGGCTCTAGAAATGGCAGTGTCAGATGAAGTATAACGTTGACACAGTCCGAGAAAGTGGTTGGTATAATAAAAAAGAATGGCTGGCAGTCCGTGATTATGTAAGACAACGTGACAAAATGACTTGCGTAAGATGTGGCGCATTCGGTGCTAAAAAATACGAAGTAGACCATATTATAGAACTAACTTGGGAAAATCTTGATGATTGGAAAATAGCGCTGAACCCTGATAACCTACAACTCCTTTGTAAGTCTTGCCATAACAAGAAGACAAGCGAGTATAAACGTGGGAAAGGTGTGAGTTTATGGTAGAAAGGGGAAAAATTGAACTTATTCGGAAAAGTGGTATCATTTTCACGTGGAAAGCTAAACAATGATACTCAAAGAGTTACAGCGTGGCAAAATGAAGCAGTAGAATATACAAGTGCCTTTTTAACTAACATTCATAATAAAATCGCTAATGAAATAACAAAAGTAGAATTTAATCATGTTAAATATAAAAAATCTGATGTTGGTTCTGATACTTTGATTAGTATGGCAGGATCTGACTTAGATGAAGTCCTCAATTGGAGTCCTAAGGGCGAACGCAATAGCATGGACTTTTGGCGAAAGGTAATTAAAAAGTTGCTACGTGCTCCCTATGTTGACCTGTACGCTGTATTTGATGATAACACAGGCGAGCTATTAGACTTACTATTTGCTGACGATAAAAAAGAATATAAACCTGAAGAATTAGTCAGGCTTACCAGTCCTTTTTATATCAATGAGGACACAAGTATTTTAGACAATGCTCTAGCTAGTATACAAACTAAGCTGGAACAAGGTAAATTGCGTGGCTTATTGAAAATTAATGCCTTTCTTGATATTGATAATACACAGGAGTATCGAGAAAAAGCACTAGCAACAATAAAGAACATGCAAGAGGGTTCTAGTTACAACGGTTTGACGCCAGTTGATAACAAGACAGAAATTGTAGAACTTAAAAAAGATTATTCTGTTTTAAACAAAGATGAAATTGACCTTATTAAATCGGAACTTTTGACAGGTTACTTTATGAATGAAAATATTTTGCTTGGTACTGCTACGCAAGAACAACAAATTTATTTTTATAACTCTACTATCATTCCTTTACTGATTCAACTTGAAAAGGAACTGACTTATAAACTGATTTCAACAAACCGCAGACGAGTAGTTAAGGATAATTTATATTATGAACGCATAATCGTAGATAACCAGCTATTTAAGTTTGCAACTTTGAAAGAATTAATTGACTTGTATCACGAAAATATTAATGGGCCTATTTTTACACAGAATCAGCTCCTTGTTAAAATGGGCGAGCAACCAATCGAGGGTGGAGATATTTACATAGCTAACCTTAATGCAGTTGCTGTTAAAAACCTAAGTGATTTACAAGTCAATAGAAAGGACGTAACAAGCACAGATGAAACTAATAACCAATAGTGCTGAAATTAAAGTAACTGAAAACGAGGACGGTTCTAAGTCGTTCCAAGGTATTGGCTCAGAAGTTGGTGTAGAGAATCGTAACGGTATTATCTTGACCCCTAACTGTATTGAGTTTGCTAGAGAACGATATCCATTGCTATATGAACATGGATCTGGCTCTAGCGAAGTCATCGGGGACGCGAAAGTTTATTATGACTTAGCTTCTAATAAATACCTGACTGACTTTACGCTTTACGACAATGCACCAAACATTAACAAAGCTGTGGAAAATGGAGCGTTTGATTCACTATCAATTGCCTATTACATTACAGATTATGAGTTTAATGAAAATGATGCTCTAGTTGTAAATAAAGCACAGTTTAAAGAGATTTCTCTTGTTTCAGTACCAGCAGACCCTAACGCAAAATTTATTCAAAATGCCTTAGGCGAAGAACTCACAGAAGAACGCAACAAAATTATTGAAAGCCGTAACGCTTTGAAAGAAATTGAGGATATCAAAAAGAAATATGAATAAACCTGATTTAATCGAAAAACAGAACCGCTTGGCAGAACTTAAAGAAAATAACGTATCTTTAAAATCTCAAATTAGTGGCTTTGAAGTAAAAAATGCAATTGAAGACTTGCCAAAAGTACAAGAATTGGAAAAAACACTTTCAGAAAATTCAATTGAAATTATCAAAATTGAGAATGAACTTAACGCACAGGAAGAAAAACCAAAAGGAAAAGATAAAATGACAAACTTTATTGAATCACAAAACGCTGTAACAGAATTTTTTGATGTATTGAAAAAGAACTCTGGGAAATCAGAAATTAAAAACGCTTGGAGCGCAAAACTTGCTGAAAATGGTGTAACTATCACAGACACAACTTTCCAACTTCCACGTAAATTGGTTGATTCAATCAACACAGCTTTGTTAAATACTAACCCAGTATTCAAAGTTTTCCACGTTACAAATGTTGGTGCTTTGCTCGTATCACGCTCATTTGATTCAGCTAATGAAGCCCAAGTCCACAAAGACGGACAAACAAAAACAGAGCAGGCAGCCACACTCACTATTGATACTCTCGAACCTGTAATGGTTTATAAATTGCAATCACTTGCTGAACGTGTTAAACGACTTCAAATGTCATATTCTGAACTTTACAACTTGATTGTAGCAGAACTTACACAAGCTATTGTAAACAAAATTGTTGACCTTGCTCTTGTTGAGGGAGACGGAACAAACGGTTTTAAATCAATTGACAAAGAAGAAGATGTCAAAAAAATCAAAAAAATTACTACAAAAGTCAAATCAGCTGGCAAAACTCCATTTGCTGACGCTATTGAAGAAGCGGTTGACTTTGTTCGCCCTACTGCTGGACGTCGTTATTTGATTGTTAAAACAGAAGACCGCAAAGCCTTGTTAGATGAGTTACGCCAAGCGACTGCTAACGCTCACGTTCGTATTAAAAATGATGACGCTGAAATTGCTTCTGAAGTTGGAGTAGATGAAATTATTGTCTATACAGGTTCAAAAGCACTCAAACCTACTGTATTGGTAGACCAAAAATATCACATTGACATGCAAGACCTTACAAAAGTTGATGCCTTTGAATGGAAAACTAACAGCAACATGATTTTGGTAGAAACACTAACAAGCGGTCATGTTGAAACTTATAACGCTGGTGCAGTAATTACAGTTTCATAAGAATAAAATGGAGGAAGTAAATGATAGATTATATTAAGGTCTATTGTGGTATTCCGATTTTAGTAACAGCTTATGATAGTAAACTTATCTTACTCCGTTCAATAGCTATTAAAATGCTGGAAAAAAATGGTATTAAAGCTGACGAAACAAGCGTATTAGTTAAAGACTTCATCTCTTGCTATTGTCGGCTTAATATTGTTGATGAACCAGCAGAACAATGGCGCAATGCTGAAATGAAACGTTTAGCTTCTTTGCAAGAGTTAATGTATTATGGAGGCATTTAATGATATTTTCACAAGTTACATTACAAGTTGAGACGACTGTTAAGAAGAAGAATGGTGCTGAAGATAATGTTATAAAGCCTATTACTTTGCCAGCAGTTAAACAGAGAATTAGTCAGTCAAGACTTGATGAGTTTTCTATGATTGGACTTGGTAAAAATGTACGGTATGAGCTTAACGGAATCGGAGAAATGGAAGACTTGATTTTCAACTATTTCTTGGACGAAAAAGGCGAAACTTTCAAGCGGACAACATGGGAAAGAAACCCTAAAAATAACAAAATGATTTTAGAGGGATTAGTAAGCAATGGAATTTGATTCTTATATAGATTGGTACAACAATTTACTTACAATGCCTTTAAATGACGTTATTTTAGGCGTTAAGGACACGATAGAAGACAAGACGGTATATTTATCACTTAGTGACTCAAAGGTCATTAAAATGGATAATACGAGCTTTGTCATGGGTTACTATTATCAAGTTGTTTTATCTGTTAAAGATGTTGACGATGAACTTGTAGAACTAGTCGGAAATGTTTTACAAAACGGTTGGAATATGACGAACTGGTCAGAGAATAGCCATTTGTACAATTATACTGGTACTGTTTATTTGCCTTGTGGTGCAGGTGGTCAAGCATGGCAATGAATTTACTTAATACAGCAAGCATAGCTAAAGAAATGCAAACTAAAGTAACAGAACGCATGGGCGATTGGTTTGAAGCAGAATTTAAAGCTAAAGCGAATAACGCAAGCCGAAGAACTAGATTGATCAGAAGTCATGGTCATACCTATACTTATGCTAGGTATCAAAATACTGGGCAATTGTCAAGTAACTTAAAACAAGTTAAAAAAGGCGATAAAGTAGTCGTTAATGCAGGAACTAGGGCTAATTATACTAGCGGTTATCATGGTATGTACTTCTTAGTTGAGAAAAAGGGTATGCAAGATGTCAAAACAACATTGAAAAAAGGCGCTAATTATGCTAATTCAATGAAATTATAAAATTAGAAAGCGGCTTAATTACATTTGATTGAAATTAACAATAATGGTATTTTTTAATGAGTTTAGATAATTTTAGAAATAGAACGATTATATGGGATACGGTTAATAAAGATTTCCCTCAACCAATACAAATAATGCAAGGCGACGTCAATGCAAGAACGTTATTGATTAAAATAGTTGATAATGGAGTTGAAATTGACTTAACTGGTCATTCATTAAAACTTGCATATCAATATACTAATAGTAGTAATTCTGGTTTTGTTATGATTCCTCCTAAGGACTTAGCTAAGGGAGAATTTATTTTGGTAATTCCTACCGAAATGACAACGACTGGAGTTATCGAGGCAAATTTAATTCTTCTCAACGAAAGTTTAGAGCAAGTTATCGTCAGCAAAAGTCTTACATTTATATCAGATAATTCTACGGTTACAGATTTAGCTCAAGAAGTAAATAATAAAATTGATGATTTCACTAAATTATTATTGGAAAATATGCCACAAGTAATGCGTAGTGAGTTAAATGACTTACATGCCCAAACTGAAGCAAATTTGTCTGATATAGAAGCTTTGCAAGATTCAATAGCAAAGATTGCCGAAGCACAAGCAAATAGTTTACCACTTAATGTCAAATGGTTTGGAGCTAAAGGAGACGGGGTAACTGATGACACTTTGTCAATTCAAAGAGCTATTGATACTGGTTTTTCAGTTTTTATACCTCCTGGTAAGTATAATGTAAAAGAATTGAAAGGTTTTTCATCAGGACAAATCATACAAGGAATTAGTAAAGCAGAGTCTTGGGGAGGAAAAAACACACAAAACATAACGCTCCTTAATGGAATAGGTTCTGCAGACAACTATGTGATAAAAAATAATGTTTGGACAGATGGTATTCTCCCCACCGCTATTACCGTAAAGAATTTATCCATAGAAGGTAGTAAAAAAACAAATGGAATACTTGTCGGAAACTCTAGTACAATTGAGGGAGTGAAAATCGCAAATTGTATTAATGGGCTATCTAACATCAAAGTGTCAAATGTTATGAATTGTCAAATTAACGGTTGTACTAACGGGGTAATGAGTGCCGTTGATTCAAAAATAACTAATAACTTTTTTTATTATAATGAAGTCGGTATAAATTTTGATAATTCAAATGATAACAGTATTGTGAATAATAAAATAGAGTGGAATAGAATAGGAATTTCCTTAACGAAAGCTACTTTCAATTTAATTAGTAATAATATTATTGACAGGAATACTACTTATGGAATATATACGTTTAATACGGCTAATACAACTATTTTAGGTAATCAGTTTGAAAGAAATTTAACAAATCATCTCTATCTTCAGGGTTCTCAATTTAATATTTCTACAAATTCTTTCTTTAGAAAAAATTCGGAAGATAACCAATCAGGAATAATGGCTCCTGATATAGCTATCTTTGTTAAGTCTGTGTCAAATTCTATGATAACAAATAATTTTGTTAATGGTAAAATGTTTAACAAGACGGGAACAGATTATAGCTCTAATGTTAACTACTCTGCCAATACGATAGATGGAATAAACCCTGATAACATCTCTATAAATATCCCAGAAACAACTGTCGCTCATGATCAAGATACAAAAATAATTATTCCTCTTCCAAGTTATTTTGACGGTGCATTAAACAATCCATATAATGTCGAAATTGTTTCCCAAAAAATGTTAATTACTACACAAGACGGAAATTTTTACTCTAACGGAGGAATCATAAAGAGCATTTATATGTCCAAAAGTGGTATTGAGTTAACAATTATCAACCATTATAAAGATGATTTGAAAATAGCAGGGAAAATAAAAGTAAGATGTGTATATCCAAGTTTATATTAGGAAATCACTTTTTCTTCGAATTATAGCGTAATTAAAAACAAAAAAACAAAAAGGAAAATAAAAAATGAAATTAGATTATAATTCACGTGAGATTTTCTTTGGTAATGAAGCTCTAATCGTAGCTGATATGTCAAAGGGGATTAACGGAAAACCAGAGTTCACTAACCATAAAATCGTAACTGGTTTAGTATCAGTTGGATCAATGGAAGACCAAGCGGAAACTAATAGCTATCCAGCCGATGACGTACCAGACCATGGAGTTAAAAAAGGTGCTACCTTACTTCAAGGCGAAATGGTATTTATTCAAACAGACCAAGCACTTAAAGAGGATATCTTAGGTCAACAAAGAACAGAAAATGGCTTGGGTTGGTCTCCTACTGGTAATTGGAAAACGAAATGTGTTCAATACCTTATTAAAGGGCGTAAGCGTGATAAAGTTACAGGAGAGTTTATTGACGGTTACCGTGTAGTCATTTATCCAAATTTGAGACCAACAGCAGAAGCAACAAAAGAATCAGAAACAGATTCAGTTGACGGTGTAGACCCTATCCAATGGACTTTGGCAGTACAAGCGACTGAGTCAGATATTTATTTGAATGGCGGTAAAAAAGTCCCTGCTATTGAGTACGAAATTTGGGGAGAACAAGCAAAAGATTTCGTCAAGAAAATGGAAAGTGGTTTATTCATTATGCAACCTGATACAGTTCTAGCTGGTGGAATTACACTTGTAGCTCCTGTTATTCCTAATGTGACTACTGCTACAAAGGGTCATAATGACGGAAGAATCGTAGTGCCTGACACTTTGAAAGATTCTAAGGGTGGAACTGTAAAAGTAACATCAGTGATTAAGGACGCACATGAAAAAGTAGCAACAAACGGACAACTTGCTCCAGGTGTCTATAACGTAACGTTCTCCGCTGACGGTTATGAAGATGTTACCGCAGGCGTTTCAGTAACTGACCATCCCTAGTGCACCTGACGAGGTAGATTATACAGCTTGGGCATATAGCGCAGACGGAAAAGATAGATTTATGACAGTTTATCCAAATTTAAACTTGTTAAAAAACACAAAATCACAATCTTACACTTCTACTGGTACGACAAATAACAACTCATTTAATATATATTCATTAGATGGAGCTGTATCTGATATATTAAATAAGCCGATTACTATTACTTATAATTACTCGATTACAAACTCATCAGGAACTTGGTCAGGTACGATTAGACCTACTTATGGTTTAGGTGGAACAAATCAAAGCGTTAGTAATACTAATCTAAGTGGTATTCATAAAGAAACAACTACTTTCAAAGCAGTCAGTCAAAATTCGTATGGAATTGCAACATCAGGCTTACCGGCAGGAACAAAAGTTACAATAACAAACTTGAAGGCCGAATTTGGTCCTGTTGCTACTTCATACATGCCTTCAGCTAGTGAAGTAACTGAAAGTGATTACCCAAGTTACATTGGAACATATACTGGGAAGATTGTCGACGGACAAAGTACAGACCCAGTAAAATATAATTGGAAAAAAATAGATTAAGTAAAGGAATATAAAATAAAATGGCAAAACAATTGAGTACAGCACGTAAATTTAAAATGATTACAGGTAAAGACCTTTTTCAACAACAAAAAGCAATGGATACAGAGCTTAAAAAAGAAGACGGAGAAATTACTGACCTAATGGAGTTCGTTCAATATGGTCTATACTTGGCTCTTTTTCAAGATAACATTGTAAAAGCTAAAAGTGACTTCTCTGACTTCCGTTCTAGCTTTGAGTTCGACACTGACGGTAAAGGCCTTAAAGAACTTGTAGAACTATGGCAGAAAGAAATTTAATGAGCTGAAAGGACTGTAAATGATTTTAAAACATGCAATTAGATACTTAGAACTAACTGGTTCAGACTTTATTACAGATTTAAAAGACTTTGCAGACCTACAAAATTCTTTTGTCGCTGGATATATTCCTGATGACTTTACAGAGCAAATGGAGAGCTTTACAGACAAGTTATTGATACTTTGGGTAGATTGTAACGGAGGAATGCAAAACGCCTTAGATGATAAAACAGAGCTTCCTACAACTAACGAGTTAATCAATATCTTCTGTAAAACTGTTTTTATTAAAGAAAAAGAGGAAACGGAAGACGATATGGTCTTCTTTTCTTCTAGTTCATTGATTAAGAAAAAGAAAGATACTGTAAAGGAAAATAAAACTTTAGAACTTTTGACTGTTTTGGGCAATAATGAAATTGATATAACACAGTTCATGGAAATGGAACTAGAACTTGTTTATAAAATAATCGAACTTATTGCAGAGAAGAAGAAAGAGGAAAAAGAAAAAGAGAAAAGGCGTAAAAGAAAGGGTATGTAATGGCAAGTAATGCAACATTTGAGGTCGAGATATACGGTAATACAACGAAATTCGAGAACTCACTTAAAGGCGTTAATACCGCAATGTCAGGGCTTAGAGGAGAAGCTAAAAACTTACGTGAAGCTCTAAAACTTGACCCCACAAATACCGACAAAATGGCGCAATTGCAGAAGAACTTACAAACGCAGTTGGGCTTATCACGTGACAAAGCAACAAAATTAAAAGAAGAACTTTCTACGGTTGACAAAGGGACGTCAGCAGGTCAAAAGAAATGGCTACAACTTACTAGAGATTTAGGCACAGCAGAAACACAAGCTAATAGGCTAGAGGGCGAAATTAAGCAAGTCGAGGGTGCTATTAGTTCAGGCTCTTGGAACATTGACGCTAAAATGGATACTAAAGGCGTTAATAGCGGAATTGAGGGCATGAAGTCACGCTTTAGCGGTCTTAGAGAGATTGCTGTTGGTGCATTCAGACAAATCGGTGCAAGTGCTGTTAGTGCTGTCGGTAATGGCTTAAAAGGCTGGGTATCTGACGCAATGGATACTCAAAAAGCCATGATTTCATTGAAAAATACAATGAAGTTCAAAGGCAATGGACAAGACTTTGACTATGTAAGCAAATCTATGCAGAATCTTGCTAAAGATACAAATGCAAATACCGAAGATACTTTAAAACTTTCAACAACGTTCATTGGTTTAGGCGATACCGCTAAAAAAGCGGTCGGTAAAACAGAAGCATTAGTAAAAGCTAACCAAGCATTTGGTGGTACTGGCGAAAACCTTAAAGGTGTGGTTCAGGCTTACGGTCAAATGTCGGCAGCTGGTAAAGTTACGGCTGAAAACATCAATCAGCTAACAGATAACAATACAGCTCTTGGTTCAGCTCTTAAATCAACTGTTATGGAAATGAACCCGGCTTTGAAACAATATGGCTCTTTCGCTAGCGCTAGTGAAAAAGGTGCTATATCAGTTGAAATGCTAGATAAGGCAATGCAAAAACTCGGTGGTGCTGGTGGTGGTGCTGTAACGACTATTGGGGATGCTTGGGATAGCTTCAATGAAACTTTATCGCTTGCTTTGTTACCTACTTTGGACGCTTTAACTCCTATTATTAGTGGTTTAATTGATAAAATGGCAGGTTGGGGCGAAAGTGCTGGTAAAGCTGTATCAAATGTTATTAAGTATTTTCAAGACTTGTTTCAAAAACTACAAGAAAATGCAGCAACTTTAGCGTTTTTAGAGGCTTGGGATAACATAAAAAGTGCATTTGATTCCATAGTTTCTATTATAGGGAACGTCATAAATTCATTTCTTGGAATAAATACAGAAACAACAAAAAACGCAACAAGTATAGATAACGTAGCAAAGAGCATAGCTGTATTTGCTGGTAAATTTTCAGAAGTTACTAAAAAAATAGCTGATTTTCTGAAAAAAATTAGTGAAAGTAAAAGCGCAATGGATACTTTAAAAGGAACTTTAGTGGTTCTTGCTAGTGCATTCGTAGCTTTAAAAGTCATTAATGGAATTGTTAAGGCGATTGAACTTTATAATAACATAGTTAAAATTGGAACAGCTATACAAGGCGCTTTTAATGCTGTAATGGCTATAAACCCATTCGTGGCTCTTGGCATAGCAATCGCAGCCATTGTTGCTGGTTTAGTTTATTTCTTCACTCAAACCGAAACAGGTAAAAAGGCTTGGGCTAGTTTCGTAGACTTCTTAAAGAGCGCATGGGACGGAATAGTTTCATTCTTTAGTGGTATTGGTCAATGGTTTGCTGATATATGGAACGGAGCAGTTGACGGAGCTAAAGGCATTTGGCAAGGCTTAGTCGATTGGTTCAGTGGAATTGTACAAGGTGTTCAAAATATTTGGAACGGAATAACAACATTCTTTACTACTTTATGGACAACTGTTGTTACTGGTATTCAAACAGCATGGGCAGGAGTTACAGGGTTCTTCACAGGGCTATGGGACGGAATAGTAAATGTTGTTACAACTGTATTTACAACTATCGCTTCTTTAGTGACAGGCGCTTATAACTGGTTCGTCACAACTTTCCAACCTTTAATTAGTTTCTTTCAATCTATATTTGGGGTAGTTGGTTCAATAATTAACTTAGCTTTTCAACTTATCTTGGCTATAATTCGAGGTGCTTACCAATTAGTTATTGGCGTATGGCAAGGTATATCAGGTTTCTTTGGTGGAATATTTAATGCTGTTAGTTCAGTAGTTTCAACAGTATTTAGCGCTATTGGTAGCTTTGCTGGTTCAGCTTGGAACGTACTGGTTGGAGTATGGAATGCAGTAGCTGGCTTCTTTGGTGGTATATTCAACGCTGTAAAATCAGTAGTTTCAACAGTATTTAGTGCAATCGGAAGTTTTGCTTCTAGCGCTTGGGGAGTAGTTTCATCAATATGGAGTGTAGTATCTGGGTTCTTTAGTAGAATATTCAATACAGTCAAAAGTGCTGTATCAAGTGTATTTAGTGCTTTAGGCGGTTTTGCTAGTAACGCTTGGGACGCAATAAAAGACGTATTTACTTCAGTTGGTTCATGGTTTGGTGATGTATTCGATTCAGCTAAGGAAGCAGTGAGTAACGCACTTGGAGCTTTAGGAGATATTGCTAAAGGAGCATGGGATTCAATTACAAGTGTATTTGGTGGAGTTTATGACTTCTTTGAGAAAGCATTTGGAGGAGTTAAAGATTTAATTGATAATATTCTAGGAGGTGTTTCAGGAACTTTAGATAAAATCAGTGGCGCAATTAATGGAGTTTCTAAGACTGTCGGCAGACTGTTCAAAGGTTCAATGGTAGTAGGCTTAACAGATGTCAACTTATCTTCTAGCGGTTACGGTTTAAGCACTAATAGCGTATCAAGCGATAACAGAACATATAACACATTTAACGTACAAGGCGGTGCTGGTCAAGATGTTTCTAACTTAGCACGAGCAATCAGACGAGAATTTGAACTAGGGAGGGCTTAATGGTAAGGCAGTATAAAATACATACCAACTTAGACGGAACAGATGATAAAGTTTGGGACGTCACAAATGGAAAAGTTAGATTTTATCAGCCCTCTAATTTAGGGTTACAATCAACTAATAACATCTGGCAAAGTAACGGTGTCGGAGTAATGGGAACACGCTCAATTACTCAACCACAAATAGAATTCAAGTTGGAAACGTTTGGCGAAAGTTTGGAAGAAAACTATCAATTAATGAAAGACTTCGTAAACGATATTCTTAGTAAAAAATTCGTTACACTTGAATATCAAACAGAGATTTTTCAGGTGTATGCTGATTTAGCTTTAGCAGATGTCACAAAGACAGAGGGTTATGGAAAGAATGGAACTTTTAGCGAAAAAATAACTTTTGATATAATTACAAAGTGGTATACTTACGAAAATTTAACTTTTGATAAAATTCAAAACGGTAAAGTTATCGCTGGCATGTCAAAAATTTATGGAGGAACCGTACCAGGAAACTATAAGTATATCAAAGGAACTTCTTACACTTATTATGGGGAAAGTGACATAGACCGTTTAAACCGCTGGGATATAAAAGATGAAATATTTAGTTTTGTTGGAATACTATATCCTCAACAACCTAAAACACCTACTGGAGTTAGATTTTTAGACGATATTGGAAACGAATATACTGCAATTGTGTTTAAGACGGAACAGGTACAAGATTATATTTTAATTAATACAGATGTAAATGACGAAACTTATCAAGGCTGGAAGGGTACAACTGCACTAAACTTATTCCCTGTAATGGACTTTGAGCGATATAGAACTCGTATAATTGAAAAAGGTCAAATGGAGCTAATCAACCTTACCAAGGCAGAGTTTAAAATCAAGAGAAAGGCGGACTTTGTTTAATGTTAGAAGCTAATGTGTATGATAACTTTAATCCTAACTATTACAATATATCTGATTTCAGCATGCCTAATGGTAAAAAAGAAAAAAGAGGCCTTCCAATACCAAAGGCAAGATGTCAAGTTATTAATTATGAACTGTGGGAAACAGGCTATCTTTACACTTCGTCAGCTACATTGACCGTTTCGGTAGAAGTTGGCGACATTGTTCAAATTCTTTTTCCTGAAGTTGTTCCAATCGAGGAAGCACTAGGTAAAAAAAGAAACTTAAATTTAGATATGGTTTATCTTGTAACAAGTGTAGATGAAAGTAACAAAGCCACATTAAAGAACTATTTTTGGGCAATGATTGAAAGTCTTGATGTTCCGAATGCAATAACTAAAACGACAAACTCCGCTATCATTGACTATCTAATTGACCCTAATAAGAATAATTTAATGAGTTATGGCTACTTTTTCAATTCAAGTATTTTCGCTGGCAAGGCTACGATTAACCGAAAAGCAGAAACTTCATCAGCTCACGACGTAGCTAAAAGGATATTTTCTAAGGTTCAATTTCAACCAACTACAACAATTCAACATGCTTCTTTTGGTGCAGACCCTAACTTAACAGATCCTAGGACTTTGTTGTTTATTAACTTTACTTCTAGGAACTGGAATAGAAAAAGAATTACGACAAGGGTAGACATTAAGCAAAGTGTGGCAGTAGAAACCGAAACAATAGTAGAGCGTTCAGCTTATAATTTCGCTGTTGTATTCGTTAAAAGCTCAAATGCAGACGACTACAAAGACCCTCCTAAAATGTATACAGCAAAAAATAATGGAGATATCATTGATTATAGTGCTTATCATGGAGACGGAACAGATTTGCCAGAAGTAAGGACAGCTAAAACATTGTTTTATGATAGAGATGACCACGGAAACCCGCCAGATATATCTACTATTAAGGCTGAAATCTCTCCCTCTACAATCGTTACAAGGTTAATATTTAACCAAAACGAACTTTTCCCTTTATATGTTAATGACTTAGTAGATATATGGTATGAGGGTAAACTATATTCAGGATATATAGCAGACAGAGTTAAAACAGAGTTCAATGATAGACTTATTTTTGTAGAAAGTGGAGATAAACCAAATGTTATATGAGTATGTAGCTACTTATGGCGACAAATATAGAATAGATAGCTTTAAAGGGCATAGAGAGCTTCGTAAAGACCACTTAGAACTATTGCAAGGTAAAGTATACTATAATAGCGAAAGTACGCTTAGAATCGAAACTACGCTCTTGTACGAAGTCGGTCAATTTGTATCAATTGGTGGTTATCCGTATGGCGGTAGAAAATTTAGATTGTTGGAGCTATCAATTACTGATAACCCAGTTTTAGATAAAGCAAAGATAATTTCAAGAAAGGTTAAAAATGACAATTAAAAATTTCACGTTTTTCAGTCAAAATGGTAAAGAGTTCCCAGTCGGTTCTAATAATGACGGAAAACTATACATGATGTTGACAGGAATGGACTACGGAACTATTAGGCGCAAAGACTGGACAAGTCCGTTAAATACAGCTCTCAACATTCAATACACTAACACATCAATCATTGCAGGCGGGAGGTATTTTGAACTATTGAATGAAACTGTTGCCTTAAAAGGTAATGCAGTCAATTATATCCATGCAAACATTGACTTAACACAAACAGCAAACCCTGTAAGTTTATCAGCCGAAACTGCAAATAATAGTAACCGTGTTGATATAAACAACGGTTCTGGCGTTTTGAAAGTTTGTTTTGATATTGTTACGACTTCAGGAACTGGTGTAACAAGCACTAAACCGACTGTTCAGACTAGTATTTTAGATAGTATTTCTGTAAATGATATGACAGTTAGCGGATCAATCAATGTTCCGGTTCAAACTTTGACACAACAGGTTGGTAATGGTTTGGAATTGCAACTTACTAAAAAGAACAATGATTTAGTAATTGTTAGGTTCTTTGGTAGTGTGTCAAATATACGAAAAGGGTGGGATCTGTCTGGGGCATGGGTAGATTTTCCATTTCAACCAACTGTTTCTCAAAGTATTATTGGCCATTTTGCTGGAAGAGGTACCAGTTTCCATATTGATATAAACCCAAATGGTAGTATTACTTGGTGGGGGGAAAGCATTGGTGATACACCTATTGCAACACGTGGTAACGGAAGTTACTTTATTAAATAACAAAATAGAAAGCAAAATAAAATGGTAACGAAAATGATTTTAATAACTATCTTAATTTTAGCGATTCTTTTCGCTACGTGGGTCAAAGATAGAGAAGCAATGAACCCACCTTTTAACCGTAGACTTGTGATTGACTTAACGGTTATATTCTCCCTGTGGGTTTTGTATGCAGTATTTTACTTCACTCAAACTCCCTCAACTTCTGATATTGCTAAAACTGTGCTTAATGTAGCTTTGTTATACTTTGTAGGACAGTTTATTTATTTAATCGCAAAAATCAGTCCTATGTTCGACGGTTTGGTTAAACTTATTAAAAAGAATGGCGTAAATATTCCTGAAGCGGAAGAAGAACAAACGGAGGATAAAAAAGAATGAATATAACTAACGCTGGTGTACGTGGTTATAATCCTACTGGGGTTGTAATTCATAATGACGCCGGGTCAAACGGAGCTAACGCTGGTTTCTACAACAATTGGTTACCTAATCATGATCCAGAGGAGGGCTTTGCTCACGTTTATATTGGGAATGATGGACGATTGCAGGCTTCTGACTTCTCTAATATGGCATACCATTGCGCTAACTCATACGGTAATGCAAATTATGCAAGCTGGGAAGTATGCCAATCAGAGGGCGATTTAAACCAGTTCTTGAGAAATGAGCAAGCGGTACTAGATGACGTGGCTAAGTACATGAAACAATGGGGGTTAACTCCTAATCGTGATACTGTTAAACTACATCAAGAACTTTCAGCAACTTCATGCCCTAGACGTTCAGTAGAAGTACACGGAGGCACGTTAGAGAGTTGTCGCTCATACTTTATCACAGAACTAAACAAGCGCCTTACAGGGCAAAACAATACACAAACAAATACAGAATTAGAGGACGACGATTTAATGAAATTTACATATACAAATGGCGATAAAACAACTTACTACTTTAATGGCGAAAAAGTTATCGCTCTATCACACCCAGATCAATTGGCAATTGTTCGTAGAACTTATAAAGAAACAACTGGCAAAGACCTTAAAAACTTCGATTGGAAAGGTTCACCTATTGATATTCGTTTCATGCAAGCTAACGGAATTGACAAACCAATCATTGCTAAAAAATAATATAAAAAAAAGCCACCTTAATTGGTGGTTTTCTTTTGTAATTGAAGATATTCTGCTTTCTATTTATATTTTACCAAGTACTAGAACTTACTCCTGTCTTGCTTGCTAGGTGTTCAGGTCTAACGCTAGACCAATCACTTCCAATCGCACCACTAGTTGCTATGTTCGGTATCATTTCATCTTTTTCACTAACATGTTGACTTCCTCTATTATTAGATCGTTCAGTTTCCTAATCGTGTTCTCTTGCGATTCTGTCAACTTCGGCTTGTTTTTCAGCTTCAACTCTTCGTTGATTTTCTTCACTAACTCGTTGTTCTTCAAGTGCTTTCTCCTTAGATTGCCTTATATGCTCATATTTTGCTTTCTCTTGCGTTTTAAACTCTTGTTAATATAATTGTGCCACAATATCATTAAAGCCCTTATACGCCCTTTTATGAGCGAATTGAATATAGTTTATTGATGTGATAGTTGTGTCATCTGTTAAAATAAAGATAATTACTCTCCTTTTTTTATGGTTTAATTGCTTACCTGATTAATAGCTTCAATAATATTATTGCCAGCATTTATTAGAATTTCATCACTTACAGTTACATTCTTTCTTGAAAATAGTTCGCTCTCAATCTTCATAAAGTGCATTGCTTTAGCTAAAAATTGAGCAGATGATTCATAATATAATGTTTCTAATTCATCATCTGAAAGCTGTGTTAAATCATCGTTGGCAAAAGTTGTAAGTTTTCGCTTAATTTCTTTGCCGTCTTCTTCTTCTATATAGTAACGCTTCATCTTTTCATTCCTTTAATTTCAAATTTTTCAATAATATACCGTTTAGAGCATAACTCAAGGCTTACTAGATAAATATTGAAATGGTCTTTATTATTCAAGTCATTGGCAATCCTTCGTGCTGTTAATCGTGGATATTTTGAGCTATTAATTTCCCGTGTGTGTTCGTGTAATATCATTTCATTGCCTCCCTTTGCATTCTACGCTTCAATCGTTGCTTATATAGATATTCTTTGCTTGGTTCTAAACTAGACAATATCTCATCTAGTAAGTCAAACGCTCCTCCGTTATCTCCTACGCTATCAATTTTTTTAAGTGTAAGCTCGTGCATTTCATCATCATTGAAAAACATAGTAAGATAAGGGAACGCTACGGTATGCGGTAAACTCAAGCGTGATTGAGTTGTATGTAACTTAGGCCATGTACCTGTCTCATCTTTAATTTTTAACTCAAGTTGATTCATTCCGATACCTTGCTCTTTCAGTACGCTAGTAATTCTTTCATATAATTCTTCGTTTGTCATTATGCTATAACCTCAATTATTTCTGTATGCTTTTTAACTTCATATCTTTGTTCTTCTATGAAAGTTGTGTTGATTCCATATTCTTGTCTTTTATGATTCATTATGTTCTCCTTATGTTGATATCAATCCTTTACAATATCCATGATAATAATTTGAGGTGTTCGTGTCATTTCTTTTGTCCCAAAGTTATAGAACTCATTAATTGTTCCATTTCCTACAACACTTACAGTATCAAATGTATCAATATCTTTGTTCCAATCTTCATTAACTTTAAACTTAATAAGAACCAAATCTCCACTTGTTTTAAATTTAACCGTTTCTTTTGTTTTGCCAATAACTGCACGTTCTTCAATCATAACATTGTCCATGCGTACTACAACCTCTGGAAAATTATTACCTGTAATATAGTTGATGTCGATTAAGTCAGTCAAAGCCATGAATACTTCTTCTACATTTTCCAATTCAATGTCGTAGTAGAACGTCTGTTCTGTCTCAAGATTGTCTGGCATGTTTTCTTCGATATACTCTTTTAAATCATCTAAACGGTCAAGAGGGAAACTTAATCCGTGAGCTTGTCCATGTCCTTGTGCTTTTACGAAATCTAATTCACTCAAGAACTCATTAGTATTAAAACTACCATAAGAACGACCTGAACCACGACAGACTCCATCTTTTCCATCTGTAACAACGAAACATGGACGATGATATTTTTGAGCAATATTCTGAGCTACTAGACCATTCATACCTTTGTTTGATTCTGAATCGATAACAATGATAATCTTGTCTTCCATATCTTGAGTATCTTCATATTTTTGCATGACTGCTTTTTGAGTTTCTTGACGTTTCTTATTTAATTTATCCATTTTAAGAAGGAGTTTTTTAGCATCAGTATCATTATCTACCATCAAAATTTGAAAAGCAAGCTCAATCTCCCCCATACGAGTAGATGAGTTAATCAATGGCGCAATACTATACCCAATATCTTTTGTATTGTATCGGTATGTATTAATTTTAGCACCTTTAAGGATACGTAATAGCCCAACGTTATTAACATTTTGTAGCCCTTGCGAGATAAGGTAACGGTTCTCAAAATTAAGAACACTCATCATATCTCCCACTAAACCGATTGCGACTAAATCACGAAACTGATCAGAAAAACCATTATCACCTAAGACATCATCAATTCCTTTGGCTACTTTATAAGCCATACCAGCACCTGATAAATCTTTATTTACTGATTCGTCTAGGTAATGATGGGGGTTGCACAAGATAACTTCCTTATCCATTTTATTCGCAATCTCTTTAGAATCGAACTCATGGTGGTCTAAGATAATAATATCTAAATCAGGGTTCAATGTTCGAGCACGTTCAACACCTTCTAAGTCATTACTTGAACTATCCAAAACAATGAGAATGTCAGCTACTTTTGTCTTTTCAATGTTTGAACGACTAAGGTCAATAAGTTTTTCCAACTTCGCGAGACTTTCTTTATCTTTTTCAGCCTTTGCCTTTTCCACTTTATTCAACCAATGGTCCTGAACTGATAATTGACCATACAATCCATGGCCTGTATCACGTTGAGTATAGATGTAATCTAAGTTAAACTCATTAAAATCTTGTAATGCTTTCAATCGGTTAAACATAATAGCTGTTGCTGTGATTCCGTCTACATCAGGGTCTCCACTTACTACAATTGTTTCTTTGCCTGCGATACCCTCTAAGATACGATTAACAGCCCTCTCTACATTACGAATTTCAAAAGGATGATTTTCCCACTTTTCATCAGGAAACAAAAACTCTTGATGATCTTCCAAGGGAATACCACGTGCTTTTAAAATTTTTGTCTTTAAATCATCATCTCTATCAGCTTTAATCTTCGCTTTCTTTTGTATCCATTTTACCATCTTGCATTACTCCAAATCGTATTTATAGTTGTTAATACTATCATTGTTTTGCTCTCCTTAATTTCTATAAGACTATAATATCAAAAAAAGTTCATACTGTCAAGCATAAACCTTTCCTTCTTTTAATAAATAACAACTACTTCTTTTCCATCACTTTCATAATATTCATTTTGAATAGATACATTGGCAATGTCAATAGTGCTATAATGTCCGTCATAATCGTATCGAACTCCCATGTCTTCATCAAACTTTTCTAGCTCTTTGATTAATTCTTTTACTTTCATTTTTCTACTTTCTTTTTAAAATGTTGTAAATATTTAGCTACTTCATGTTTCTCAATTTCTTCTTGAGTCCATTTGTAACGTTCTTTGTAAGGTGGTTTAGATGAATATTGAAACCCTCCACCTTTAGTTAGCCAAGCATTAACGTTACCAGGTTCAGGAATACAGATATAGAACAACTCATCTTTTGCTACTTCCCATTTATCACGGTTCAATAATAACCACAAGTGAGCTACTTTACTATTACTATTTTTCAATCCAAATACCGCTAAAATGTCGCAACAACACTCTATATCGCTAATTTTAAACCATACCTCGTCAATCAATTCGTTGAAAATTCCTCTACCAAAACGTTTACTATATAGTGTATCATCAATATCTAATGTTTGGTGGTCTTCTAGCCATTCGTTTAGCTTTTTAGAGATAATAATTTTTTCTGTCATTTTATTTACCTTCCCATGATTCAAATTCAGCTTTGATCAGTTCTAAATCTTCCATAATTTCATTTACGCTTACAGTTTCGTTTAAAGCTACATATTCTTTAACATAATCTTTGCACTTGTCTAAGTCTTTCTCTAGGCTTTCTCCGTCTTTCTTACCAGCTCTAATATAATATTTGATAGCTGACCAAGTAGAAATAGTTTTCCAAAATTCTGGGTCATTTGCAATAATAAAATCTTTAAGCTGTTTTCCGTGTTTATTTTGATAATGTAAATTTTTTTCGATATTAATGATATTCACTCTTTCTTATTATACTAACTCTTTTATAATCTCAGAAGCATATCCACTTTTGCCTTGAAAAAGTTCAAAGTGTGTAGCTTCATCAATGCTTTCTGTCAAGTGGCAATGAGTGTAACATAATTCAAATCACTTTTCATTATATCAATAATTTTTTCAATAGGCATATTATAACTTGTGTGTGTTGTTTCTCCGTTTAGCCATTTAATATATTGCGTATATTTCATTAGATAATTCCTCCAAGCCATGTAATAAGCAACGTAGCAAGCATGCCTACCCAAGCGATAGCGATAAATGTAAAACAAATACCTATAATCATTGTTAAAGTTTTTACTGTATCTTTCATGCTTCGTTTACCTCGAACCCTAAGTTATTCATTAACAATGATGGGTCTTCAGTAATCCGTTCCTCTACCATTTGAACCGCTTCGTCTTCGTTTTGAGCTTCTACTGTTCGTAGAATTTCTAAACTTACAATTACATCATATTCTTTCATTTTGTTCTCCTTCATTTATAACTACATTCTATCAAATCTTAGTTTTTCTAGTTTGATATACTTTATTCCAGTTCTCTATAATTTCCAGTAATTTAGGTTCATCATATTCGGTAAATAGTTCAACCTGTGATGTAAACCAGCAGTGTAGACAGCGATCGCAACTATAACAGATGTTCACGTATCCTCTACAATCTTTGCAAACTCCTAAACCATTACTCATTGGTATATCGAAGCAGTGGCAATATCTTTTGTCATTAAAGTATTTTTGTTTCATTGTTACCTTTCTAGTTTATTCTATACCTTATTATAAGCTATTTCTTTTTATTTATCAAGCGAAAACTCACATAAACCACTAATAAAATAATTGTTATTATAAATAGCGGTGGAATAAATACAGTTACAGCAAACCAAACAATAGAAACTAAAATATAAATCATGATTTTAAGTATTAGTTTACCTGTTTTAGTATCTTCAAAAGTTATATCATCATCTAATTCAGTAAAAGTTAAAGATGAATCATCTTCTTTTGGATTACCGTAAAATACTTTATCTTCATCTACTTCGTACTGGTTTCTACAATAATCACATTTACCATTAGTAAAGTCGGAAGCCCCGCATGTTTGGCATTGTATTAAATTCATTTTACTACCTCTATTTTATGCCCTTTTAGTTTATAACCTTTACTATAATTTCCTGAAACTGATGACTGTCTAACTCCAACGTATCTAGCTAAATCGCTGAAGCTTCTAAATTCCTTTCCATTCCATTTTACTTTAATACTGCAAGCTCGTTTTGCGTTTTCTCCGGCAGTTACATATTCAAGGTTTTCAAGTCTGTTATCTTGTTTGTTCATATTTAAATGGTCAACAGTTAAATCAGACTTACCCTCAAAAGCCTCCATTACTATTCTATGGACTTTTTCTGTTTTTCCATTTATACCTGTTACTTTATAGCCGTATTTATCAGTTTCTTGTTTTTTCTTTCTTGTATATTTTTTATTTTCTTCATATACATCTCCTTTATCACTAACTAAATACTTTTCTTTATATCTTACTACTTCCATTATTTTTTTCCTCTTTCTTTAACTATATGTATTATTATAACAAAAAAACTCTAAGCTGTAAAGCCTAAAGTCTTATATGATGTTATTGTTCTTTCAATTTATTCTTGAACCAAATAATTCTTTCCTTAAACCAAGCCTCAACTCCTTCAGGACGTAGCCATTTACCTTGCTTCACACCGTTTTTTTCCATGAACTCAATCACTTTAGTTGGAGTTTCTAGGTCGTCCCACATAGTATATTGTTTTGCTGAATTGAATTTACTAAACATTTCAAGTGTTTCGATGTAGCTATCTTTCAAAAGTTCTGTGTCAAGCAATTTTTGGGCTTTCTCAGCACGTTTAGCAAGTCGTTCGTTAGCTTGTTCCAGTTGTTCCTTTTGTCGCTGTAAGCTCAAATTATGGTTAATGTAAGCAATTTGCTGTGCATGTCGTCCAAGTTTGCCTTGTGTATTAAGCTCGATCAGTTTAGCCATTCCCTCGCCAAGAATTTCATCAGCCACAAAGTTATGTTTATATTTTTTATTTGTGTTGCGTACATAGTTGTCAAGCGTTTGTTTAATTTTAAGTTTTTTGTGTAGCTCTCTTAATGTTGTCAATTTAATACTCCCTCATATATTTTACCAAACTTTAAAGCGTTAATTTTAACTAACTGCTTCAAGTCTGATATAAATTGCTGTTCTCCGTCAAAGTCAAATGGCATTGATACGTTTTCCTTGATCCAAGTGAAAGCACCGTCAAAGTCTTGTTTTAGTAAGCTCATCTTATCCACGATGTCGATAATTTTCTCTCTCTCTTCTGCTGTGTACATGTAACCAACTTTCTAGAAAGGAAGTTCTGAATTATCAACTTCAATTGGTTCAGATTTTCCAAATAAGTCCTGTTTAGCTTGTGATTGACTATTGTTATCATTAGTGATAAACACTTTTTCAACAGTAGGGAAAACAAAGTTATAATTTACGTATTCGCCTGATTCCTTGGCTTGTACACGACCGCTGACCGTTACTGTGTCACCTAATTGAATGAAGTCAGGCAAGAAAGCCGAACCGTATGCAACTTTTACGTTAGATCCCTTTTCTTTTTCAAACAATGGAACAGAAATAATTTTCTTATCGCCTTTTGCTGTACTTACTGTACGTGTATTTTTTTCATTCGCTTGTGCTGTTACTGTGATGATTGCCATTTTTTATTTTCCCTCTGTTGCTTTCCAAATTGTCATGATATCAAAGATTTCTTTTTTTGTCTTTGTTTTAAGTAGTTCCATATTAGGATATCCTAGTTCTTCAGCTCTATTTAGCGCTGGCTGAATCTCTCTAAGCCGTTGCTTTTCAGCTTCCAGCTCTTTTTGTTCTTCTGTCAAGTCAGGCAAATCTTCGCCTGAATATATGTATAAACCAAGTCCAAACATAGCTAAATTTTTAACTAAACAACGCATAATGGTTTTATTTACATCAAACATTGAAGCTGGTTCAACAGTTTTTTCTCCGAACTTAGTCTTATAAGTATAAGATTCAAACTTCATTGCCTTATTAGCTCCGTCCATTACTGGTAACCACATTTCATGTGTGATATCATCAACCGTAACAGAAGTGAATACCATAATACCTAAAGAATTATCATATAAATAAGGAACTAGTTTCCCTTTACCGTCATCAAATTTTTTAATCTCGTAAGTAGCAGTAGGACAAACTTTTTTAAATTCAGCCCAAGCCCAAGACCAAGATAGATAACTTAGAGAAGTTTTACCTGTCTTTTTTTGTTCGACTTTACTATTTACATTAATTGCATTAAGTTGTTCAAATACGCTCATTCGATAACCTCTTCTTTCCAACCTTGGCTTTTAAGCTCTGAGGCTTTTATCAAATCAGATTCACTAGATAAATAAAACTCCGAAGCATACTTTTTTGACAAAGTGTGAAAAGCATGCCCAAAGTAAAGTTTACCTTTCTCGCTTGCATGATTTGCTTCATTAAATTCTAAATACATTACTGACACTTTTTCCTGTGCTGTATCTGAATCTTTCTCTTTTTTAAGTTTTTCAGTAACTTTTTTCACAACTTCTTCTAGCTGTTTTTCATCAAATTTAATATTAATTGTTTCCATTTACTCCTCTTTCTACAATGAAGACGTCGCCTTGTCTTGTAATTTCAATATTATATTTAAGCATAGGCAGGATCCAACCTTTACCCCAATAGCTCCATAATTCGCTTATCAAGCCATATAAGCACTCGTTAGGCTCTGCCCTATACTTTGTTTCGTTCATTTCCTCAAGCTCTTTAGATAGCTTTCTGACACCTCTAGCGTAATGTTTACTAGCTTTTTCTTCTGCCCTTAAACTTTTGTAGTTGCTTTTCATATATGAACTTTCTAATATCGTCTTTCTGCTGTTTTTCCTCTTTATCAGACCAACTAACTTTTTGGCCTTTTCGCTTGCCACTTTGATAAACTCGTCTGTTATCATCAGGAAAGCCATTTTTTTCAAAGTACATTCTAGCATATTCAAAGTAATTTAAGCTGTTGATGTACTGCTGACTATCCTTTTTGTGATAATTAAGAGTTATCGATCGTCTTTCAGCTAGTGATTCAAAAGATGTTATCATACTTCTTCTTCAACGAAACCTAAAGCTAACAAAGCTTTATATTCCTCGCTCCCTTCTTTAACTTCAAGAGCATCTTGCTCGAATTTTGTTAATTGTTTAGACTGTCCAGCATAATATAATGCAGTTCCTCCGCTACTATCAGAAAAGTTATAAAACTTAAATTTAGGTTCAATAACTTCATAACCGTTAATGACAGCTACAACCATTTTCAATTGCTCGTAACACTCAAAAGCACTACTTGGACATTTAACGCCGCCTATCCAATTGTATCCATAACCAAAACGAGTGATGTGACAAAGCGCTCGTTTTTTGTTTATTTCATCTTCAAGGTTTCCAAAAGTTTCAAGAAAATCAGCTTGTTCTTGCGTTAATTTAACTACCATTTGTTAGTTCTCCTTTATTTCTATATATACAATTATACCAAAATTAATTATCGTTGTCAAATATTAGATGATATTTTTTCATTTATTTCTACTTTTAATTGCAATGCTTTAATCAATGCACGCTTAGAATAATCATTTTCGCAAGCTATATGCAATTTCTTTGACTGTCTGACTAGAAATTCAGCACGACCAAGCCATACTTTGAAAAGTTCGTCATTATGCCATTCTGCTTTTACCATTTCATCTAATGCACGATATAACCAGCCATATACTTCAGCGTGTAGATTAATTGCTTTGTTCTTGTAGTCGTTCATTGAGTTCATTTTTTGCTCTCTCTATTAATTCAAAGTCATCACTATATAAAACAGGTTTTGAATATTGTTCATTCATGTTAAACCTTAAATAATAGTCATAGAAGTATTCATTTACTTTTTCATGGTAATAAACAACGTATTTTTTATCACTCATTTTCTGTTACCTTTCCTTGTAATTTTGCTAGTTCTAAAAATGCAACATTTTCTTTTTTTGTAACTTCATTTTCTGTTTCCCTTTTTACTTTTTCCACTAGTTCGCTATCAGGCTCTTTTTTATCTTGTTCAATTGATGTAAAAGCTGAACCAACATATCCCCAAAGAATTTCATTATTGAAGGCAAAGTTTCTAGCAAATACTTTCATGATAGAATATCTGTTTTTAGTCTTACTATTAATTTTAGGCGACATAGTAAAGGCTATCTCGTACCATGATGGGATAGTCGTAGCTCCTAATATATGGCTCGGAATGATGCGAAAATCACGCTCTGTCAAAGATTGTTCGCCAGCTTGTTTTCTAGCATGTGCCACAACCATAAACGTCACATACTTGTCGTGCTTCATATCTAAAGTGTTTCTAAGGTTTGTAATTCCTCTTAGGACTTCTGCCATTGGTTGGTTTGCGTTGATTATATCATTATCTTCTAACAAGTCTTTTAGAGGGTCTAAGATAACAAGTCCAATGTCTTTTTCTAGTATGAAGTTATATAGCTCTCTAAGCCCTACATTGTGCTTTTTCCCTTGGCTATCATATTTCCATGTATCAAGTTTGAAAGCTCCACCGTGTAAGAAATATAAGTTATCAGGACTATCTCTTCTTGAACCTTTCAAGCGTTGATGTTCTGTCAGTCTGCTATTCTCGTTCTGAATAAATAACACGTTAGTTTTAGTTGTTTCTCTGCCAGCGAACGGCTCTCCTAGTGCCATTGCCTGCGCTAAGTCTTGAGCTAGTGAGGACTTCATACTCTTTTCACTACCTGTTATAAGACCAAGTGAACCTTTAGGCAAAATATCTTGTACATTCCAAAGCAAACCGCCTGAAAAGTCTTCTGATTCTTTAAGTTCTTTAGCTGTGCTTACTTTATCAAATAGGCTAGTCATTTATTTCTCCTTTAGTATATAATAACAAAAAAGACTTGAAAAGTCAAGCCTTAAGTGCTATTTAATGCAATGTCTACATTTAGGGTTATCTACATGAATATATTCTGTTACAACTTCTTTTTTTAAACTTTTTATTCTAAGTTGTTCTTTTTTTAAGTCCATGCAATGTGATATTGAACAGCCACAACCACTACATTTAATACTTTTTCGTTTGTAAGGTTTGTGTTTTGTTGTATAACTCATTATTTTTTCTTTCTTCTTTTAGTAGTTGTAATTATAAAAATGCTATTCCGTGCTACTTTTTTAGATAGCCCTTAGCCCTTATCGTGTCGTATAATCCCAGCAAGTTAAAAGAAAAGACTACTTAATTTCAAAACTTTTCTATAAATAACTCTGTCAGACTTCTACGCGTCACGGAGTGTTTCTGTTCACGACACTCATGGAACTCATAATCTTTTATTTCATGCTACGCTCTAGGCTATTTGTAAAGTAATCACATTTTCAATTGAGTCTAGGTTTTAAGCAACTATCCTGACCCTCAAGCGTAAGATTATAAATGACTTTCGATATGTTCAACTTTATCCAATGTTGAATTCTCTATTTACATTAGTTACAAGTCATTTAGCAACTAATTATTCAATTACATAGATAATAATAACATAGACATTTTCACTTGTCAAGTATTATATACTTATATTTTAACATATCACATTTTACACTTTGCGTTATCATGTGTTATGTAAATTATTCTAATCCCTCTAGTTCTCCTAGCTTTTTATCCAGTTCATATTGAATCACTGCCATTTGTTTAATTGCTGATTCTAATATTTCTACTTTTTTAATCAAAAATTCTTTATCTTCCATTTATTCTCCTTTTATATACTTCTATTATATCATACCATTTTTTAACATTCACAAGGTTCACAAAGTTTTTTATGCTTGTTTCATTGACAACCACGCTGTTTATGAGCATTTCATACATTGTTTTACTGAAATAATAAAAGTATGTTACAAATCATAAATAGCTATACAATGGGCTTTGCTCTTGTTTTCTTAAAATATTTAGTTAAACATTTCACAAGATAAAAAGATTATCAAACACTCCGGAATTCCTTTAGAAATCTTACAAACAATAAGCTAATTGTGCTTACTGATACCATACTTTACAAACAGGACACACAATGCACTTAATTTCTGCCACTTCTAGTCAAATTTCGGTCAAGCGTGAAACAAAAAGCCCTAAGGGGCTGATTTATTTTTTTATTATTTCTTTTCCTCTTAAAAAACCACTTCTTTGAAATTGGTTTCTAACGCCAGTTGCTGACATTCCTAATTCTCTAGCTAATGCCGCCATTGAATTATAAACTTTTCCATCATATTCAACTTTATAACCGACTGATTTTGCTACGTTTTCTTGCGGTGTCAAGTATTGTAAGTTTTTTAGTGTATTATTGTTTTTATTTCCATCTATATGGTCTACTTGCATATCGCTTTTTCCTCTAAATGCTTCAATTATAACTCTATGTAAATATTCAGCCTTTCTATTTATGTTTACTTGTTTATAACCTCTATTTGTGACCCAAGGTTTAAGTTTTCTTACCTCTTTAGTTCCTATTATATAAACATCTCCGTTGTCGTAAACTACATATTTTTCTTTATATATTTTAAACATTTATTTATTTCCTCCTAAATCAAAATGTATTGCTGGCTGATTGTTCCATAGTTCTAATGTTTCCTTATCTACTTCTGGCTGATTCATGTATTCTCTGTTCATTCTAGCTCTTGTATTATCTACTTTAAGTTTAATACGTTTCTTGTATTCCTGCTGTCGTAAGTACATTAGATATTTATCTCTAGCCATAGTTACCTCCTATAAAGATTATAACATAGAATGCCTACAAAGTCAATCATATCTTACATAACAGAGGATAACACTACTCCAAAAAGTGGATATGCTATAATAAATACAGAAGTTAAGAGAGGAAAACAAATGACAGAAGAACAGCTATTATTTAAGCAAGAAACATTGTCAGAAGTTGACTTTAACGAGTTCTTACTTAACGCTGTTGAATGTGGTTTGATTAATCTTGATACAGCTTTAATTTTTAAGGGAGAATAAAGAAATGAATAAAGAGCATATTTTAGCACAAAAAGAAGTATTAACTCCGATCGAGTATGAACACTATGTTAAACACTTATTTGATATTGGAGAACTAAGCAAAGAACTTTACATTGAATTGAGTTCTGATTTATGAACAAAGCCTTAGCGATTGACTTTAGTACTTCTAATACTGGTTATGCGTTTCGTAACCCTTTGACAAATGAGTATGTAGTCGGTTCAATAGCTGGTGGTAAAAGCAAAGACCCTTTGGAACGTGCAAAGATAATTGCTGACGGTATAACAGAAATTATTGAGCATTATAACTTGTTTGACTACTTTATTTATATTGAAGAACCGATCATCACATTCAAGTCTAAAGGCAATATATCACTGATTAGAGCTAACGGTTCATTCTTAGGAGTAATGCGTAACCGTCATAATATTGGTTATGTTGATGTACCAAACAGTAAATGGTGTGGGTATCATCTAATTAAAGGTAAGAGTGCATTGCGAAAAGTACAAAGCATTGAGATACTCAAGAGCTATAACATAGTACCTGATAATGATATCAACGACGACATGGCAGACGCGTTCTGTATCTTACTCTATGTAGAAAGTCAGGAGAATGAATGATTGTAATTAATATTGCCTTGATTATTCTTGGCATTTTATATGGTGTAGGTTCGGTTACCAACTTTAAGGAGTGGTATTATCGCCATGACTATCTAGCTATTGCATTGAGTGTATTTACATCTATCTTATTGGTAGTGGCTGGAGTATTAAACGTTTTGAATTAAAAGAATAGGTGTACTGATTGACGGTACTTAAATGTTATAGAGTTAACAGCCTAAGCAGAGGGTGCAAGGTAACGTGAATATATTAGTTGGCCTTGGTTAAGTGAGTAAATAAACCAACAGCCCTTTGCACATTGCGAACATAGTATAATGGTAATGCTACAGATTCCAAACCTGTAAACGTGGGTTCGATTCCTGCTGTTCGTGTTCTCCTTTATTTATTATATGTTAGTACGTCATAGAAGGCTGAAAGCATATAATAACACAGCATAGTATAATAGTATTACAGCTCTGCAAAGAGAAGATGAGGGTGCGACTCCCTTTGTTGTGTTAGTGGTGTATAAGTGCTAAGCTTGGCAACTGGTGCACGGTATTATTGTTGGCTATTAAACTATGAGCTAATCAATAAAGTAATTAGTAAAAGAAAATAAAAATATTTTTTTATATATATATACCCCCCATTAATCGCTATGTTAAGGGAAATTTTCAG